GTAGAAGAAAGAAATCCATTAGAGAATATGATTGACTTTGCATCAAACGCAGAGTTTAATAAAGCTAATGACGTTTTTGATGATGTTCTGAGACAAAAAGTATCAGATGCACTTGAACAAGAAAAGGTTGCATTATCACAAGAAATGTGGGGCAATGCATCTGCTGAACAAGAAGCTATGGAAGTTGATTTAGATATTACCGATGAAGATCTAGATGCAGCTGCTGAAGAATATGTTGAAGAAGACGAAGATTAAGTTAAAAGTTTAAAACATATAAATACATTAGAATATAAAAAGTGTATCCATGAAAACATTTAGACAAATACGTGAAGCTAAAAATACTATGCCACCTGGTGAGCACGTGTTTGACGCTAAAGTAAAAGGCTATAAGGTCATGGTGCATAAACAAAAGAATAAGTTTGTAGCTTATGTAGACAATGAGAAACTAGACGAATATTCGTCACTCAATGACGCTAAAAGGGCTGCTAACGAGTTTATAAAAATGGCAGGGGCTAAGTAATGAAGCTTATTACAGAGTATACCGAGACAGACGTTCAATGTCTTGTTGAGAAAAAAGAAGACGGTTCGAAGAACTATGTCATTGAAGGTATCTTTGCCCAGGCTGAAGGTAAAAACAGAAATGGTCGCATCTATCCAAAGAACGTTATGGAAGGTGCAGTAAACAAGTATTACACAGACCAAGTTAAAACTAAGCGCGCAGTTGGGGAACTAAATCATCCCGATGGTCCAACTGTAAACTTAGATAAAGTATCCCATCTTATCACAGACCTCAGAATTGAGGGAAATGATGTGATGGGTAAAGCACGTATTTTGGATACTCCAATGGGTCAAATTGTAAAAGGTTTGCTTGAGGGCGGTGTTCAACTAGGTGTTTCAACTCGTGGTATGGGAAGCCTTGAGAATAGAAACGGCGTTATGTATGTCAAAGAAGACTTTATGTTAAACACGATTGACATCGTCCAAGATCCATCTGCACCGAATGCTTTTGTTAATGGTATTATGGAAGGCGTAGACTGGGTATGGAATAATGGCGTTATCGAATCTAGGGAAATTGAAAGAATAGAGACTGAAATTAAGAAAGCTCCGAGAACTGATCTTTATGAGACACAGGTTCGCGAGTTCAAGAATTTCCTCTCGTTGATGAAAAACAAATAAGGAGTCAATTATGACTGATCAAGTAAATCAGGATATTGAGCTCGATGATGACGAGAATGTTGTTGAGGCTCACGATCCGAAAAATGCAGAAGATCAATCTGTTAAATCTGTAAAAGGCGCAGAAGCCGCAGGTAAAACAGCTCCAGCTCGCAAGGGTGACAAGAAAAACTCTGATAAATCAGATCTAACAGCTACTGCTAAACCATCTGGTTTACAAGCTGAAGATTACGATTTCTCGGGCGATCTTGACGCACTTGTAAACGAAGAAGCTACTCTTTCAGAGGGTTTCAGAAATAAAGCTGGTATAATCTTCGAAGCTGCACTTAAGTCTAAGTTAAGTGAAGAAGTTGAACGCATGGAAGCAAATTATGCTGAAGCGCTTCAAGAGGAAATCGAAACAACTAAAGCCGACCTAGTCGAAAAAGTTGATGGTTACCTAAACTACGTAGTTGAAAATTGGATGGAAGAAAACCGTCTTGCAATTCACAACGGTCTCCGTACTGAAATTGCAGAAGGTTTCATGGAAAAGCTTAAAGATCTCTTCACAGAATCTTATATTGAAGTTCCAGATTCCAAAGTCGACCTAGTTGACGATTTAGCTGAACAAGTTGCATCTCTTGAAGAGAAACTTGACGCAACTACAGCTAATGCAATCGAAATGGCAGAAGAGCTTAACTTGTATAAGCGCTACGACGTCATTCGTGAAGCCGCGCGCGGCCTCGCAGAAACAGAAATTGAAAAGCTAGCAAATCTAGCTGAAGATCTTGACTTTGAATCAGAAGAAGCTTTCGCTGCGAAAGTGAAAACTATCAAAGAATCATACTTCACTAAAAAATCATCTTCTGAATCTATCGCAGAATCATTTGAAGAAGATACTGACGACGATACAGTCGAAGTTTCTGGCGCAATGGCTGCATATGTTAATGCAATTAAGAAAAACCAAAAATAAGGAAATCCAATTATGGAAACATATGATCGTTTAACAGAGAAATGGGCTCCAGTTCTCAACGAAGGCGCAGACATCAAAGATGCTCACCGTCGTGCCGTAACGGCTGTTGTTCTTGAGAACCAAGAAAAAGAGTTTGCTTCACAAGCTGCTCAAAACAACATGCTCACAGAAGCTGCTCCAGGCAACAACACTGGTTCAGCGTCTAACTGGAACCCAGTTCTTATCTCACTTGTTCGCCGCGCTATGCCGAACATGATGGCGTATGACGTTGCTGGTGTTCAGCCGATGACTGGCCCAACAGGCTTGATCTTCGCAATGAAATCACGCTACGGTGCTGGTTCAACTGGTTCGACTGAAGCTCTCTTCAACGAAGCAAACACAGCATTCTCAGGTGACTCATCTGTAACACAAACTGGCGGTCCATCAGGTCTTGCTGGTCTTACAGACGCTGGCGCAGATAGCTCGATCGACAACGACCGTACAGGTCCATCGGTTGCTTCTGGTATGCCAACTGCAGATGCTGAAGCACTTGGTTCAACAGGTGGTTCGTCTTTCAATGAAATGGGTTTCACCATCGAAAAAGCGACCGTGACTGCGAAATCACGCGCGTTGAAAGCTGAGTACAGCCTTGAGCTTGCACAAGACCTTAAAGCGATTCACGGTCTTGACGCTGAAACAGAGCTTGCGAACATTCTTTCAACTGAGATCCTTGCGGAAATCAACCGTGAAGTTATTCGCACAATCAATAGCCAAGCTAAGACTGGTGCTTCTACTGCAAACACAGCAATCAACGGTATCTTTGACCTTTCAACAGATGCTGATGGTCGTTGGAGCGTAGAGAAGATCAAAGGTCTTATTCTTCAGCTCGAGCGTGAAGCGAACGTAATCGCAAAAGAAACACGTCGTGGTAAAGGTAACTTTGCTATCGTGTCTTCAGACGTAGCTTCTGCACTTGCAGCTTCAGGTATGCTTGACTATGCTCCTGCAATGTCAACTGCTCTTAACGTAGACGACACAGGCAACACATTCGCTGGTGTACTTAACGGTCGCATGAAGATCTACATCGACCCATATGCTGCTACAGACTACATCAACGTTGGTTATAAGGGCACAAACCCATATGACGCCGGTGTGTTCTACTGCCCATATGTACCGCTTACAATGGTTCGCGCCGTTTCTGAGGACACGTTCCAGCCTAAAATTGGTTTCAAGACACGCTACGGCATGGCTTCTAACCCATTCGTTGGTTCAACTCCTGCTGATGGTCTTGCAACTGCTAAGACTAACCAGTACTACAGAATCTTCCGCGTGGATAATATCCTGGCGTAAGTCATATAAAAAAGGGAGGGGAACCAACCCCTCCCAACTTAAGGAGCACTGGAGGACGGTGCTCCTTTTTTTATGCGATCCTCCAAGGATCTAGATCTTCAGTAACCAAACTTTCAGATCCATCGTATTCGTCAATGCGAAACTTAGTCCCTTCCGGCACCCAACGAATAACAACATCGTAAGCACCGTTGGCGTAACCCAAACCCAATTGCTCACAGAGATCTGCGGCTTTTTTATACTCTTCATCCAGAAACAGCTGGTTGAACCGAGCATCCATAGGATCAACATCATTCCAGGTTGACCAACCAGCGCCGAAGCCAGACGATACTGCCACTGCTACCATTTCATCACGAACAATCTTTTCCATTTTATATCTCCATTTCAATCAGTGTATTGACTAGGAACTGCACTTGCATCCCAAACATATTTGTTATAAGTTGGATCATCAACGACTACCACATCGTCAGGACCAACCTCAGTCCAAACCCGGTCGTCCATCCACCTGTGGTAGTATGCAGGACCACCCCAAACGCGTCGTGCACGTTCGTAAGTGGCCTGATCCATACCTACATAGTGGATAGTGCGATTCATTAAAAATCTTCCCAGTTCATCTTCATGCCTACGTTCATTTCTGCGTTACGCTTAGCCGATTCGAAATCTACGAAAGGACCAGCAGAAGTGAAGTCATCCAAGAGGCGGCCTTCAGGTGTATAAACCATCCAGTGATTACGATCAAAATTGATGGTATCAACAAACCGTTCAATGCGCACCTCTTTGATCGAGTTGGTGGCGATTGCGATGATTTCGTTAATAGCGTTGAACTGCATCATAGCGTATATCTCCTTAGTTAGTTACTGGGAAGTTGTGAAAGTGGACGCCAGCTTGTAATGCTTCTTCTCCAATGAAGATTGGATAAAAACGGCCTTCTTCTGTTACAGACACCACATAGCGACATTCTTCGAATTTTTCAACTGCTTTTTTGAGGTTCTTGATGGTTGAGTATGATTTGATGTAGCGAGTATCGAATGTGATTTGCATTGTGTATCTCCTTTTGATGTATTCTTTATACGAATAAACCAAACCCATGTAAACAGCTAATTTAGATTTTTTTCAGATTTTTTTCATATAAATACACGTAAGCAACAGAGGATTAGTTATGGCTACCACAGAATCTACATTAGAATCCCAGAACTTCTTACAACCTAATGGGTTTAAACTTGTAATTTTAAGGAAGCGTTTCAAGAACTTAGAGTTCTTTGCGCAATCAGTCCAGCATCCAGATGTATCAGTAGCGCCTACGATTGTACAATTCCGTGGAACAAACTTACTAACTCCAGGAGACAAAATTGAATATGGTCAATTGACTGTAGATGCTATTGTAGATGAGAATATGAATGTATACAAAGAAATGCTCAATTGGGTCAAATCTGGCGCTACTATGAAAAACAAGTTAGCAAGCGGAGTTAGAGACGCCGATGAAGATTTGCCGATGTATGATATCACGCTATCAGTCTTGAGTAGCCATAATAATCAGATAGATAAGATTGTATATAAGGGAG